AATATGCACGTGCGACCAATGAATACAACTCAGCGCAGATCATTGCAAACTCAGCAGCAGCATCAACAGGATTCGGCTCAGACATTACTGCCGAGGAATTGCTTTCTTGGGTTGCAACCTCATCAGTAACAGTTTATGAGCAGACACATAAATTCGCTGATGCGATTGTCGTGTCACCTGCAATGTGGGGTCGCATAATGTCATTCAACGTCGATGGACGTCCAATTTACAATGCGCTGCAACCTCAAAATGCGGCAGGAAATGCGCAGCCACGCAGTCTCCGTGGGTCAGTCAATGGACTTGATCTTTGGGTCGATACTGCACTATCAGGCACAGCCGATGATTCAATGTACGTCATCAACCGCGATGCCTACACCTGGTACGAATCCCCACGCCTAGAACTCCGCACGAACATCATTTCAGATGGTTCAATCGGAATTCTGATGTACGGCTACGGTGCGACAGCCACGAAAATTGGCTACGGCGCTGTGCGTTACCTAGATTAATCCAAAACCAATCATCGGCTAGGTCACTCCCGAACTAGCCGAGCAGACGAAAGGATCGGAAATGCCAAACATTGTCACCGCAGATGAATTGCGTCAGGTGCTTGGCGTTTCCGATTCCCTTTTTTCTGACGAATATCTTGATTCAATTATTGATTCGGCTGAGATCACAATCCTGCCGATGCTTACGCAATATCAAAGCGCAGTAGTTTCAACACGCGTCGTCAATGACGTTTTATACATTGACACGTTGCGTCCAAATTATTTCGTCCAGGGGCAACAGGTCGTACTCGCTGGAATAGGTAACGGACTCGATGGACCATATACAGTCAGTGATCATTCCGTCAATGCATTTGAGGTCACTGCCATAGTAGATGAAGCCGATCGAATTTTAACTCCGGTAATTCCAGCGGGTACGATCACACTCGATGGTGGCTCAGCAGCTGAAATCTATGCAAATGTGCCAGCAATCAACAAAGCAATTTTGATCGTTTCAGTGGAAATTTTCCAAAGCATCACAGCGCCAGGTGGACAAATTGAAGGCGTAGATTTTGCACCGACTCCATATCGAATGGGTCGATCATTGCAGAATCGTGTCATCGGATTGATCTCAGCGTTTTACGATGTGGATTCGATATGCCAATGACAACATTGCTCGATGTACGAAATGACTTAGCGACTGCACTTGCTGGCGTCGCTGCATCCGTGTATCCCGTAGCACCCGAAGCAGTGATCCCACCTGCGTGCGTAATCATTCCCGATTCACCCTGGCTTGAAAGCACACTGATCAATGGTGCGGTCACAAAGGTCAAGGTCAATTTCGTCGTCACGGCAGCCGTGGCAAATAACAGCAACTCAGGGGCTTTGGATCAACTCGAAGCCCTAATCATCAGCATTTTGGGGGCTATGCCCTCAGGGTACGTCGTCGGTGACGTTCAACGTCCGTCAATTATTTCAGTCGGTGCATCAAATCTGCTAGTCGCAGATTTAAATGTGTCGACCTATTTCACCCAAATAAACACCTAGGAGAAAAAATGCCAACAACAATCGTCACGGGCAGAGACATCACATTCACCATCGATGGTGATGATTTTGATGCGCAAGCCACCTCAGCAATTTTGACTATCGAATCAACGATTAATACATATCAGACTCTCGATGGTAAGGCGTATTACACCACCGATACCCAGGGAACTTTCGCCGTGGAAATGCTTGCAGATTGGCCAGCAGGCGGATCACTTTGCAACGCTTTGTGGACAGCGGCAGACACCGCACCAAATACACCATTGGCGGTGGTTTTTACGGCTGCATCAGGATCAGTATTCAATTTTGATGTGCAGCCAATATTTCCATCAGCAGGTGGAACAGCGCCAGATGCACAAACCGTGTCACTATCATTCACCTGCGTGACAACGCCAACGCTATAAACAAAGGGAGATCGGGAGTATGAAAACAGCAATCACAATCGAATATTCGTCCGGTGATGTAGCCACCTACGTGGCTGCACCACCTGAATGGATGAAATGGGAAATCAAAACAGGCAAAACAATTCAACAGGCAAATGAAATCGGCATCAGCGATTTGCTATTCCTTGCATATAACGCAATGAAGCGTGAAGCAGCTGGAAAGCCAGTCAAGCCGTATGAAGTGTGGACTGAAACAGTTTCGGATGTAACCTTTGGAGATCAAGACCCAAAAGCCATCAGCGAGGCAGTCTCAGCCGACTAGTCATTGAACTAGCGATTGCCACGCAAATCCCAATGTCTGAATGGGTATCTGCCGAGGATATTTTGACCGCAATGGAAATATTGGAGAAACGAAATGGCTGAGGATGCAATCGCTTATGACAAAGCCGATCTGCGCAAAATCGTCAGTGCTTTCAAAGGTATGGATGATCAAGCAATCCAGGAAGCCAAAGGCGTTTCAAATGCTTTGGCTGATTATCTCCAGGGCAAAATTAAATCGACGGCTGGATCGTTGCAATCAAGCAATGTCGCCAGTCGAATCGCCGATGGATCAAAGGTCAGCAAATCCAGCAAGATCGGTGAAATTTCATTCGGTTTCGTATCGCAGAAGTTTTCGGGTGGTGCAACTACCCGTGATCTTTGGGGTGGATCAGAATTTGGATCAAACAGATTCAAGCAATTCCCAGTGTGGTCAGGTCGAGAAGGTCGCGGATCACGTGGATGGTTTATCTACCCAACACTGCGAGCCGAACAGGGATATATCATCAACGAATGGGAAAATGCTTTCAGTAGAATTGCGAAGGAGTGGTGATGGCTGGTCAAGGATCGAGAACGTTAAAACTCTCAATATTAGGCGACATCGACAACCTTAAAAAGAGCCTGAATCAAGGCACGACCGAAGTTTCGACATTTGGCGACAAGATCACCAAATTTGGCAAAGTCGCTGGCGCAGCGTTCGCCGCTGCTGGAGTAGCCGCCGCCGCTTACGCTGGCAAACTGCTGATCGATGGCGTGAAATCTGCGATCGAGGATGAAGCGGCTCAGGCTAAATTGGCGACCACACTGGTCAATGTGACTGGCGCTACAAATGCACAAATCGCCGCGGTTGAATCGCAAATCCTGAAAACATCATTGCTTACTGGATTGACCGATGACGAATTGCGTCCGAGTTTTGAAAGATTCGTCAGAGCCACGGGTGATTCTGATGCTGCTTTGAAATTGCAATCACTTGCCATCGATGTCGCAGCAGGCAGCGGAAAATCGCTGGAAGCCGTCACAAATGCAATGGCAAAAGCCCAGGAAGGCAACGCCGCATCACTGGCAAAATTAGGCGTCGGATTATCGGCAGCCGAACTCAAAACAATGTCAATGACAGAAATCACCGCTGCATTGGCTGAAACTTTTGGTGGTCAGGCATCACAGCAAGCAGATACATTCCAGGGCAAAATGCAACGTCTCCAGGTTGCGTTCAATGAAGGCAAAGAAACAGTCGGATCATTTGTACTCGACGCATTGACTCCATTGGTGAGCAATTTTGTCGATAAGGTAATTCCAACGATCCAGGCGTTAGCCGAGGAACTTGGTCCGAAACTCACTCCAGTTTTTGAAGCATTGACTGTATACATTCGTGATTTCGTTATTCCTACATTTCAAGCAATTTGGGGATTCATAACTGAATACGTGATCCCTGCACTTGGCACATTTTTAACGCCAGTAATTAATGGATTGCGATCAGCATTTGAAGCAGTAACAGCAAAAATTGCTGAGAATGAGGAAAAATTAAAACCGTTATTTTCTTTATTCAAAGTCATTGCCGCATTTGTCCGTGATACTTATGCACCCATAATTGGCAAAGTATTGGGCGCAGCGTTCAATGTACTCGGATCAGCCATCAGTGTGGTTATTGGTCTATTTGCCAACCTGGTAAGTGTGGTCAATAGCGCATTTAACGCGATCAAAGCCGTCGTCAATTTCATCAAAAACAATCCAGTGACGCAAGCCATTGGCGGTGCAATCGATTTCGCATTTGGCGGCGGCAAGGCGCTTGGCGGTCCGGTAATGGGTGGCACGTCGTACCTGGTAGGTGAACGCGGTGCTGAACTATTTACGCCGACAAGCAATGGGGTAATTACTCCAAACAATAAATTGGGTGGTGGCAATACCACAATCAATCTCAATGTGACTGGCGCAATCGATCCCGAAGGTACAGCCCGAAGCATCATCAACGTTTTGAATAATTCATTTTATCGAGGCACAAACGGCGCAGCCGCATTGGTATCCTGATGACGCTTTGGAATCCGATTTGGCGTGTCACTATAAATGGCATCAATTATGAGAATTACGTACTTGCCAATTTAACAGCGACCAGTGGTCGATCCAACATTTATGAACAACCCCAGGCAGGTTATTTGAATCTGCAACTTTACAATGTGACGCAATCTCAGGTGAATATCAATATCAATGATGCCGTCGGAATTGCCATCAAAGATTCATCAGATACTTTCGTGCCGATTTGGGGTGGATCGGTCACTGATTTATCCGTCGAGGTGACATCAGGTGGATCAATAGCAATCAACCAGGTCATATCGATCGTGGCTTTGGGTGCGCTTTCAAGGCTACCAAAGGCAAACTGGCTAACGAATCTCAATCGTGATTTTGATGGAAATCAGATTCTTGAAGTATTGACCGATTTGCTGATCAATAACTGGTCAGAAGTGCCAGCGGCTTTGACGTGGGCTACCTACACACCAGCGACGGAAACGTGGGCAGATGCTCAGAATGTCGGACTTGGTCAGATTGACACACCTGGCAATTACGATATTGCGGCTCGATCAGCCGATCCAATCGATGTCTATTCATTGGTTTCGGCGATTGCCACATCAGGACTTGGATACATTTACGAAAATGCTCAGGGGCAAATCTCATATGCGGATTCAACTCATCGAACGCAATATCTTGCCGCAAATGGATATGTGGACGTTTCAGCTGCTGAGGCACTTGCACAAGGCATCAAGATACAAACTCGATCAGGCGATGTACGCAATGACGTCACCATCAAATATGGCGCAAATTCAAACAATGAAGTATCTGATGAGGATATTG